CGTTCTCTCATAGCATTACTTGTAAATATACCCACAACATTATCTGCTGTTTGTATTTTACTAATACCACCTGCAATATGATGGTGGTCAAATTCTATTTCTTCTACTGCACCTCTATTCAACTGCGATGCTGTAACAAATAATGTCTGCGATTCCATTGCTAAATTACGCAACTCCTCAGATACATATTTGTCTTTAATAAACAAATCACCCGGACTTACTTTAGCACTAATAGGACTCATTAAATCTAAGTAGTCTACAAGTATTGCATCTACTTTAACATCTTTATTAATTTCATATTCTCTGACGTATGCTCTAATATCGTTAGTATTAACACCACTAACCATTTGTTTTACTCTAAATTTACCAGCACCTTTACCTTTCATACGAACTTTTAAATCTACATCATCCATATTTTTCATAATTTCTTTTGTGCTATATTCACTAACCATAGCATCAAGACGCATACTAATAAGTTGTTCGCTTAATTCTAAACTAATATAAACAACATTTAATCCTGCTAATGCCCAATTAACTCCTAAGTTCTGTAAGAATAAACTTTTACCTGCACCACTACCACCAGCAAAGATTGTTATCTCGCCTCGATTAAGTCCGCCATATAACTTTTGGTCAAACTTTTTCCAGCCTGTACTAATTGCACCTGCTTGACTTTTAATATATTGTAATCTTTCTTTAGGATTTTCGAAATATTCTAAACCTAAATCTTTTACTAGGCTTACTTGACTTGCATCTTTTATTTTATTCTCAACTGCACCATAGTCTTGATTTTCTAATAAGTCTGTGCTGTCAAGTATTGCTTTTTCTAATGCTTTGTGTCTACAAAATCTTTCAAAACTATCTAAAAACCAATCCGAATGATTTTCTGTAATACCATCTATACGTTCTAACTCAACACCTGTTGTTGCAGTTATTTGGTCAATAGTAGGAATAGCACTATATTCAGTACTATGTTGTTTTAAAAACTTAACTGTATCTTGATATTTCTTGTTAAACATATAAGGCTCAACAATATTGTTCACCCTAACAAACAATTCCGGATCAGAAACAAGAAATTTTAAAAACATTTCTTGTATTTCTTCTGTGTATTCTTGAATATTATCCATGCTTACTAATTATCCTTTAATAATTCTCTTTTAACAATTTCTTTGTGCAGTTCTTTAGCAATTAATCCATGCCCTGCAAAATTTGGGTGTGGATCATAAGGATCGTGTGATACAATGTTATCTCCCATCATTGCACTAAACGGATATCTTGTCCATTTACTTTTATCCACTTCTTCTCTTAAATGTGCTATATACGGAAGTGGGTCTGCTTCTATTAAATCCCATAAACTTTCTGTTGCACCTAGGGGTCTACCTAAATTACAAGCATAAGACATACTGGTAAACAAATACGGTATGTTTCTTTTATCTAAATAATTTTGCACTAATAATACATCTTTACAAAAACTAATCATTGCTTCTACATGATTCATCATATATGCTTGATACATCTGTGATGCTTTTTTAATATTTAAGTAATACTCTGTTTCATACCCATATTCTCTCATTTTAGGAACAGGTATGTAAACATTAGGTTCTCCAAACATATCCAGTGGTTCATAATAACGTTTATCTGAATCTTTTATATTGCCTGTTGGAACTAACCCATAATATGTTTGCCACATTTCATCATACCATTCACTTCTAAAAGGAGATGTCCATTGTACAATAACTACATCTGGTTTATGTTTTTCTACTCCTTCTAGTGTGGTTCTAGAAATTCTATTATTACTAGCACCTCCCTTAGAAACATTAATAGGGTTAATCATTTGTGTTTTAAATAAATTTTTTATTTGATGGGGCCATACAAAATCTCTAGGCGGCATCAACTCGCCTGATTCTGCAAATTCTGTATCACCATGTCCAAATGTAAAACTACATCCATTTACTAATACATTTTTAATCATAACATCTTTGCCTTGACTTGGTTCTTTATTTTGTTATCACTTGCAAATTTAACTATACTTGCAAGTGTTAATAGTTTACCATATTTATTAACTGCATCTGCGGCATCTTTACATTCGTTGCTCCAAGGCGGAAAACTAATTTCCCAACCTAGTTCAATGGCTTTTTCAATTAAATCTTTACCAGCACTATCTCTGTCAGGACAAAGTATAACACGTTTATTAAGTTTGTCAATAAGATGTGCTTGTTCAGGTGTAACACCATTTCCCAATACACTAATACCATCTATCAATATAGCATCAAATACACCTTCAACAACAACTACAAAGTCTCTGTCAGTGTCTACAAATTTATCTATGTTAAACACATAACCGCTTTGCATGTTTAACAAGTATTTTGCAGTTTCTTTATTAGGTGGATTTATATGCCTGCCTGTCCAACCAACAAGTTCATTGTTATATAAAAACGGAACAACTAATCTAGCATTATACATACTGTCATTGAAATGTAATAATGGATACTGTCCTAATAATCCACGTTCAATCGCATACTGCCTAACTTTGTGGTCGTCTGGCAAATTATCTACGAATTGTGTATCTTCTGGCAAATCAACTTTTTTAAAATTTGCCGCACTATAAACATAATCATCTGTTTCACTTCTGTCTAATGCATCACCATGTTTCATCAGATTCAAGACAACTTTGTGTATATCGCTAGTGGATACACCTAATGCTTCACATAATTTTTTGTATTTGCCGCCTAGTTTAGGGGACGGTGCCCAGCCTGTTGTATATCCGCAATTAAAACAATGATAACTTATTTTAGAATTGCTTTGTATTACACCACCACGTTTTCTTTTATCATTGCATACTGGACAATTGAATGTAGTCCAACCACTAGGAGTTTTGCCTGCATTGATAGGCAAATTGTCCATTAGTAATCTGTGTACTTCGTCAACTAGTTCATGATGATGCATAACAACTAATTATAACACCCATTTGAAATAAAGTCAACTAATTTCTTAATAGAACTTTATCTAAAGTACCAGCGGTTTTGTCCTCATATTTTACTCTAATCCAGTTAGTGTTTACAGTAAAATTAAAAGGGTCTATACCTGAAAAGGTTGTGAAACCTAATTTGGGGTCTGCACCATCATTCTGCGGATTAATATCATACCAATCGCTTGGCTGTGAAGGTGTACTTTCTAATGCACTTCCTTGTATTGTAATATTTCCTGTAAAGCCTGTCATATAAAATGCAATAGTGTGTCTACTATGTCTAAAATTCTTATCTTGATTTCCATACATTGCACTACTTACATATACATTAGAACTTTCTTCTGTAAATGATGTTTGGGTCTGTGAAGCAACTGGTTCATGTTCCAGACTACTCTTCACTTCTAGGTCTGTTATAATTCTGTCGTCTTGGTTTGCATACAATGGGAACATAGTTACACCATTATCAGAACTTTCTGTTACTGCTAATTGATAAATTCCAGGATCTAAATCGCTAAGGTCACCAGGAACTAAACTTAATTTAGCCTCTCCTGTAGTACCACTACTAACTAATGTTAGTGGTTTGTACATAACCCTTCTTCTAGTATTGGGATTTAATACACTAGCATACAACGTTTTTGTGCTAATATTTTGTAATGCTCTATCTCTATTTCGAACATAAAAGTTTAATTGATTGTCAAAACCTTTATGTACTACTAATCTTTGTTGATTCATAGGTCTGTTATCCACTTTTATTCCATCCGCAGTCAAAACTAAGTCTACGGACTGATAATTTAATATATATAATGTTTTAGTACTTGCATACGACATAAAATAATACCATCTTTGTCTAGTATTTATCATATGTGTTAATAAATATCTTAGATGACTAATCATGAAGAACTACAAGAAAAGTTTCCCTTCCTTACTGGAATCACTTTTGCAGGTGAAGAATTTGTAGGAATTGTACAAAATAAGGACGCACAAATCCTAAGTTTCTATGATATTGAAAGATGCAAACATGACGAAGAGAAAAAACAGTTATTAGAATTAGGCGATTTATGGTGGTGGGAAAGTAATAGACTTCTACCAATTGATGTATTTTTATTTACTGAAATGCAAGTCTTTAGACATTGTTTAAGAACTTTTATACTTAAAGAAACTGAAGTACTGTTTGGCCCTGTAACAAGTATGCAAAATATTCTTAAAAAGAGAATTAAACGTAGAACGGTACAGTTGGTTAAAAAGGTAGACTAACCTAATTGCTCAACCATTAGATTTAATTGAACACAAATAGCAGTAGCATAGCCTATAGCATGACTGCGTTTAAAAAAATAATCTTCTGTTTTAGTCCACACTTCTTTTTCAATTACTTCCCATGTGTTTCCTACTAGATATCTTTTACCTGGTCTTATCATAGCAAGTATCATTGCTAATTGCTCTACACTAGCAGGCTTATATTGTTTTACAATATCATAATGGTTGTTTATGTGAAATAACTTTTCTACTACTTCTTTATGACCAAATAATTCCCATAACGGTTCTGTACTTAAAAGTTTATCAAGATGTGTTTCATTTTTAATACCTTCATATATGTGATTGTTTAAAAAGTCAACTTTAAAATATCCCAACTCCTCTGCTTCTTTATGGTCTATTGTGCTATAACCTTCAATTGGAAAACTAGGAATAGGTTGAAAGTAGACACCAGTATTGTGCTTATCAAATGTATCTTCTTTTTTAATACTAGCAGGTATATGTTCAACAAGTTTTAAAAACTCATCTCTATCTGCCATATCAATGTCTACATCAAAGTTTATCTTCATCTATAATTGCCTATTAATTTAGGGCCTTTTGTAATAAACTCTAACCCTGCCATGTTACCAACATATATTTTATGTTTGTTATCATATTGTAAGTTTACCTTAACAGTATTCATAAAAACAGTCATGTAACTTTCTGGTCTAAAGTCGCCAATATCTACTTCTAATGTTTTTCCATTATCTGTGCATTCTACCATGCATTCTTTTGCGTACGATTCATTCATTTATTTTCTTTTAATTAATATTTGGATACAAGTTATTATTATACCACCAAATACAAACCATGTCAAGAAATTATACCACCATTGGCTCATATATTATTTCCTTTATATTCTTCTGCTAATGGGAATATCTTAGCAATAACATCAGCAACTGCATTTGCAATTTCTATATGTTCTAATTGTGTACCATTGGCGCCACGTAATTCAATATAGTGTATCCAACTTCTTAATGTACCATTAACATATAATCTACTTACAGTATTGCCTTCAGGTAATACTGCTCTTGCTTGTTCCTTAGCAATACCATTTTCTATTGCCCAACCATATGCTTCATTGGCAACTCTAATAACACCTTTTTGTTTTTCATTCCATTTAGCAACAAGTTCATAATCATCTTCAGTTGCTGGAATACTATTTTGTCTATTTTTAGTATCCTGAAATCTTGCTTCTCTAATTTCAAAGTCTAAACTTTTAGTTGGGTCTGCATATCTTTGACTGAACTCTTGGAAACTAAAACTTCTATGTCTTAATATTTGTCTAGCAATATCTCTTGTTGTTTCTACTTCCAAACAAACACTTACCATTTCTAATGGTGACCAATGTTTGTGTTTCATCAAATACTTAATAAGTTTTTCGCTTGTTGCACTATTCATTTGACCTTCTGGATTGCTAACTCTGGCACAAAATGCCACAAGTTCTGTTGCACTCGCAGAGTCAATGATATGACTTCCGTCTGATTTGCTGTAACTAATTAAATTAACATTCACTTATCCATTCTCCTTGTGTTTTTATAAATGTTTCTGCAATTTTTTCATGCAGTTCTTTTGTATAATGTGATTTTATCATATTAAGATTTTGTTCTTGCCTTATTTTTAACAATGCATCATGAGACCCAAATACATCTTTACTCATGTCCCAAGTATCAAACATTTTTAAATTCTTTGCAAGTGTGTTCAAAGACGTTAATTCAGGCATGTGATGTACTAGTTTTAATTTAACATTTTTTTCATCACATACTTTCTGTATTAATGCTAGTGTTCCAAAGAATCTCATAGCATGACTGTATGCAGGTACTTTAAATACTTCTTCTAAATCGTTAGGTCCTGCAGTATAATTACCCCAAGAGTCATATTGGTCGAATTTATATATACGGTCTTTTTGGTATGCACGTGGTTTTGCTTTATCATCTGCACCTAACATGGATACCCAAACTAAATTACCTTCTCTTGCTCTTTTTTTAGAAGGATTAGGTAACCATTTTAAAAACCAATCATCAAATTCTTGTTCTGCAGTAGGTTTGGCAAATATAGCCTCCATGCCAGGTATATTATCGTACTCTGCTTGGTAATGACTTTTAAACCATTCCTGCGTATATTTGATTTTTTGATTACCATTTTTAATATCTTCTGGTAAAGGTGGTAATAAATTTTCATCTATATTGTTATCATGTAAATGTAAATGTGTTGCTCTAGTTACATAATATAAACAATGTGTAATGCTAGGGTCTTCTATAATTCTACCTATAGTAACATAGCCATTTGCTTGTACATCACTAAAAGGAATGCCTTCTAATTTACATTTAAGACCAAAATGCTCTGCAATTATTTCGCCGTGATGTTTATGTTCAGGATCTGCAACTGCATAACTGTCACCTGCAAACAATATTGTACTCATATGTTTGCCTCCTCACATGCTGATTTAATTTCTTTTAC